CAATACGTTAGGGTATGTCAACCACTTCTCAATTTCTCCGACCGTTGGCGCATCTTCTCCAGCAGCCCGACCTTCGTCAAGACTGATTCCGTAGTCTGCCATTCTTATTTGCAGCTTGTATATCTGCCCGAATAGCTTGACTTTCGGTTGTGCGTCAAGTGATAATGTTGTCAATAGGTTACCCGATGCAACGTAACCCTGACCCTCGCCAGTCCCTAAAGTTGAGCCGCCTTGTAACGAATCAGCTAACGCTTTGGTGTACTCACCCCGAAACTCGTTGAGAGCGTCTATTAGCTTATCGAATGCCATTCTGTTTCATTTGGTGGTACTCGTGGTTTTGTTTCGCCTTCTGAAAAGAGATAAGGTTGAGGAACTCCCGAAGCGGTAACGCAAAGAAGTAACCCCACTTGGTCGCATCGTTATTTGATAGGTTGTTAACCACGTTCAGCCAGCCGTATTTCGATTCAAACGTTTCAACCTTCTTTCCGCTTGTCTCTTTATCTTCTCGGCTTTCTTCACCGAAGATTCCAGTATATGTTTGGCGGACTTGAGATAACTGCTTAAAAAAAAAGCCGACAACGGTTGTACGATTGTCATTGGCGCCTGAAGCATTGCCTCCGAGATTTCCTTGTGCCGCTCAGGGTCATACTTGCCTTTCTTCCAGCCATACCATGTTTTCCTCTTCGGAACAAGGAACACAGCCATCACCTCGTGAAGTTGGTCAATTACTTTGTCCGGGTCTTTCATCAAGTGCATCAGCGTAATGTACTGCCCTCCGTTCAAGTTGTAGACATCTGTTATCACATCGTATCTAACACCTCCAAATTCCACCGCCTTCTGTACTTGTCCTACGAGTTGCTCAGTTAGGAAAGAAAGCGTCTGCATACACTTAGCGTATGTCTTTAGCGAGTAGGTTTCAATCTCGTCAACAGGTACGCCTGACATGATGGAAATGATAGCCACGTTGGTCGGGTACTCGTCTCCTTTTTCTGCGAGGATTCGCTGTAACGCTTGGAACTGCTCAACAGTTACACCCGCCCAGCTATTTGGTAGTTCAATCTTCATTCTTTATTTGCTCTATTTTCTTGATTGCCCAATTGACTCCCTCGTCACCTCCCCAAGCAAGCCACATCAAACGTCCGCAACCTTCGCCCAGCTTTCGGGTAGAGTTCCTTTTGTGTCGGATAAATGCAGCCATCCTTTCAATGGTTTCTAAACTGATTGGCTCACGGTTCGCCAGTTGGTTCGCTCTTGCCTTTCCAACAGCAGTACCGCAACCACCCCATCCGTTTTTCTCCGCCCATCTAAGAGCAGCTTTGGCGTTCTCGCTTGCGGCTTTCGGGTAATCCGTGTACGCCTCTTGCATCCGCCATATTTTGTTCAGTCGTTCAAGCATCTCAGTAATAAATAGCGAATCTGTGATTTTGTGTCTATGCGAAGTTATCCAATAAACAGAAGTTTACATTTGGTATTCTTGCTTGGTCATCGCAAGTATCTATGGGTCTACCTTTAGCATATTCTGGTCTCTTAATGATTTCAACGTTCTTCAAATTATGTAACTCAATTAATTGGTCGTGTTTACCTCCTCGACTTGCTGTTAATACGAGATTATCAGGTATTTCTTCCAATCGGTTAACCCAATAGTTGAGGCTTTTAGTGTACGCCCAAAATTCAACTTTCGGATTATCGCGGCATACCTGTAACCACATATCGAAATATTCTTGAGAATAAAAATCTCCGCTCATGTGTATCCTAACTGCCACGGCTTTCTCTGGGACTATTGGTATGCCTCCACTTCTCAGATAATCAAAGTTCTGCCATCTATGGTTTCTCACAGCGGGAAACCTTTCCTGCATAGCTGAGTAGCACCTGTATCCCTTGCTTTTATTGTCAAACTTACCAGTATGCCTGTCAACTTTAACTAAGCACTCAAGAGCAAACGGGCAAGTAAAACCACTTGGCAGATTCCATTCATAAACAACCCCGTTGTAGTATTTTGTTTTTCTTAAAAATTTCATCTTATCGAGTATTTACCTGAGTTAGTTTTCATCTTCTCCATTGCCACGTATCGCAGAGCATCGAGTGCGTGGTTGTTGTCGTCTTCGGGTTGGTTGGTTACTTGGTTGGTTTTATAGTCCCGTTTCCATGCGTAGTTTCTCAACTCCCGAATGATGTTGACCGAGTCTTGATGTACCATTATCTGTACAGATTTCAGCTTGTCAATGCCTGACCTTACCGAGTCCTGACCTTTAGCAACTGGTCTAATCCTGAAGCCAGCTCTTCGGATTTCCTCGATGCTCTTTGGTTCTGCTGAATCGGCTATGATTTCATCGCTTCGCTGAAGCCCGCACTTTCTTGCTATGTCTGCGTTGGTCAGTCCTGTTTCGTAAAGCACCTCACGAACCCACAGCCTGCCTTCTTGGTAGATAACCTCCACCAATGCAGTCGGGTCGTTGGTAAACCCGAAGTCCAGCCCGTAGGCTTTCCACTTGTACCCGGAAGGAAACTCTTTTGTTTCTTGCCAGTTCTCGTAAATCGCGCCTTCTCTTCTTGACCGTTGCCCAAGCCCGTAAACCTTCCACTTGTATTCGTCTGCTGTGCCTCGTGATATGTTAAAAGGTGTCGGCTCGTAGCTGTTAATCTTGTCCCGGATGTGCTGGTCTAAGAAGGTGTTGTCCAGCATCGTTGAATGGATAAGCACCACATCGTCCCGTTTCAAGACGTTGTCGTAAATCCAATGCTCATCGGTGGATGGGTTGTAGTCAAGAATCCACTTGCCCTTACAACGCTGCTCTAATTGGTCGAAGTCGTCCTTGCTTGTTTCTATGGCTTCATTCAGCCAAAAGTAATCGGTTTCGATACCGTGTAGCTTCTGACTATCGTCAAGCCCGTAGAACTCAAAGGAAGAGCCGTAATGCTGGTAAGTTAGTTCCGATTTATTAAACGATTCCTCCGACCAGCTTTCAACACTTGCAAAGACCTTTTTAAACGTGTCGAGTACTGTCGGCTTAATCCACGTTCTGCGCCACCTTGCAATCGCGAATCTTTGCGGTGTTTGCGTACCAAGTAGGAGCAACGCTTGACAGATTGACCACGTTTTCGAGGAACGGCTTCCACCTTCCAAAACAATTCCCCGAACTGATTTATCATTAAGCGCGTTCCATAGTTTGCGAAAAACTCTCGTTCCCTCAATTGTCATCCTTTGGCTCGTGGATAATAATGTCTATTCGGTCAGGCTTGCCTCCGTTAACCGTCTGCTCTACCTCTTCTTTCGGCTTGCCATAGACCCTATCGAATAACACATCCAAGATATGAATCGAACCCTTCTCGTAGTCCCTTTGGGCTTTCTTCGCTATCAACGCAATCCAAAACGGTAGCTGGTCATTCTTTGCCAATTCCACCAACTCGCTTCTTGATTTGCCGAGTACGTTCTTTATGATGTCTTGAACCTGACCCTTAGACAGCTTGACGTTATGCTCATCCAAGAAGTGTTCCTTCAGTAGAGTTTCCACGTTCTTCGGTCTGCCTTTCGGGTTGCCGCTCTCACCCTTCTCAAAGCGATTTATAGCCCCTCCATGCGGTTGTTTTACCTTCTTGCTCACCTTTGTTAGTCCTTTGAAAGAAATGCGTTTAGAGGATAGAAAACAAGGCTGTTCCTGTAACCACCTTCAAAAGTAGGTTCAATAGGTGTAACCCCGTGTATGTTTCTCCAAGCTGGGTAAACCAAAATCGAGTTATCACATTGGTCAATGGTAGCCCCGTAGTCAGGTACGTGAAGGTTTCCTCCTTTGCTGTTTCTGCGTTTGGTGATTATGACGTTAACCGTGTTCTTTATGTTTCCCGTGTCTCTGTGAAACGGTGCGCTGATGTTGTAGTTGCTGATTGAAGAAGTGAACAAGCTGCCGAACTTCCATTCGTCAGACACCTGATTAAACAGTTCTTTTTGCCTTTGGTATTGACCGGGCATTATCTCGGATATTAACTTCTCGCTTTCCTTTGCAAGTAATAGCATCGCCTTTATAAAGGTTTGTGCTGACTTGACTTGGTGAACGCTGCTCCTTGAAAAATAATGTCTTTTAAATACTTCATTTTTAGGTACACTACCAATTATAGTTGAGTATTGTTTAATGTCGTAGTTTGTTTCTCTTTTTTCGTCAAATGCCTTTTTTTGTTCAGTTATTCTTTGTGCGCCTTGCTTTGGAACATTCTTACTTCTCAATTCCTTATCCGCAAGGTCTGCCAACTTACACATCTTCTCAGGCATCTGTCGCATAAAGAAACCAATCGGCTCACCATCATCATAAAATATGCAGTCCTCTGTTACGTTAGGTTCAAACGCTTGGCATTGGTCGCCAATCTTTACAGCGTGTTGTATCTGATTGAGGTCTATGCGTTTCATACGACTGTGTATTTTTCTTTTATGGGTTTAAGTCTTAATGAAGTTTTGCCTCCCTTTTTGGTATTGATGCCAGCAATGTATTCAGGGTATTTCTTTTGCATCAATAACGCTGTTTCCGCTTCTGTTTTGGCGTTCCTACCTTGAAATCCTCCAATTTTACCGTAGTATTCCACTTTTAATGCAATACGATTATATCTCAACAATGCACCTTGACTCACAAAATGTTGTATGCTTTTTTCAAAATCCGATTTATCTGATATTGTTATTCTGATTTTCTTGTTATTAATTACTAAGCTCAAGGGATCCATTATGAGGCATAAGTTGTAAGTCATTTTTTTGGCTGGCATGAACATAGGATTCGGTACCGGATAAAAGCCGCCATAAGTAATTCGGTTGGCTTTCATTTTGCTAAACATAGCTGTTATGATATTTGTAAACCGTGATTTTTCTATTGGCTGTAACTTGCCATGATGAAGCTCCTGTACTCCACTTACATCATCGTTCATATATATTATTTTTTGCCCCTCGTCAAAGTATTGTGTAATATAATTATCAACAGCCGCTACACCCATAGGTGCTTTTATTATGTTTACAAGTTTATATTTTTTCCTATATAGTTCTAAGTCTTTGTCGGTACTTACAAAAACATAAACACGTTCAAGTGGAAACCCATATTTTAAAATGACTTCTTTATATGTTTTGTCATAGAACCTATCAACTCTTTGATGAGATTTTACGACGTAAACAATATCGGAGCTGGTTTCAATCATAGCTTGTTCTTTTCAGATTTCAAGAAGTCAAGAATCATCTTACCAACGTAGGCGTCTTGGTCGCGCCAAAACTTAACCAGCTCGTAAGCCTCGTCATAGTGGTCAGGCTCAAACTCAATTTGAATAGCTTTCTTAACGCCATCTGCCATATCTTGAAGCTGGTCGTCAACATCCTCTTCATCGAGTATTGAGTAGTCTACATCCTCTTCGGGTTGCCAAACATCCAATCCCCAGTCTTTGAGTTCTTCAGCATCCCAATTATTCGCCAACTCGTCCCAGTCCCACTCTCCGAAGCCTACGTTGTCTTTGATGATGAACTCGCGCTGTTTTTCTTCTGACCAATCAACCACTTCAACGGGTACTTCTGACCAGCCAGCTTCTTGCATTGCCTTGAGTCGCATATTACCGCCCAACACAACCATCTCTTTATTGACCACTATCGGTCGGACGTTAGCCATCTCAGGAAAGTCCCGAAGGCTCTGAACCAGCTTCTTGAACTTCTCGTCTTTGATGTATCTCGGGTTCTCCGAGTTGGGTCTAACTTTACTTATCGGTAAACTTTCCATTCTTGTAGTTGCTTAGTGCTTGTTGTGGAGTGTCCCCTATTGCTTTCTTACAGGGTTCTCCGTTCCAGTATGCGTTAGCAGCTTCTCTATTGAAGCAGTACCACTTCATTTGGTAGGTGTTCTGCGTAATATACAGCCCGTAGTTCTCACTTTTTTTCATCTAACCTACGTTTTATTTCGATTGCGACCCCCGCCTTCTCCGCTTCCTTTTTGGTTTCGTAGATGCAGTCTCCGTTCCCCCATCTCCATTTTCCGTTATCGCATTTTCTTGCTGGCATTGGTAAAAGTTTAAAAGTGCAACACTCATCAGTTGAGGAGTTCTTCCACAGGTGAAACAGACCTTCGCTTTCGGGTCGATGTAACTCCACGCTTCTTGGTAGAGCTTCTGCTCCTCTCGTGTTATACGTCCCGAGTACCGCCCCTGTTCCATCATTGTAATCTGGTCGAGCCTCTCGGCTATAAATAGCAAAACTTCGTTTTTGTCCATCATTCAGGTTCTTTAATAAGTTGTTTGCCGACATAGATAGTTAGCACAATAA